GTTAAAAATTGCGCTATTTGCAAAAGACAAAAAATCGCCGTTTCCGCCAAAATAATTACTCCACTGCCCATTCGGCCAATACGGAGTGATTGAACCCTGCGTCGGTGTGCCGTTGCGGGTGATGGGGAAGGCGTAGTTGCTGCTGTCAATAAAGGTGTTGTTCTGTACGCCGTCCGTCGCGCTGAGGTAGTTGCTGTCTGCGAGGCCCAGAAGGAGCGAGGTCTGCGATCCAGTAATAGCCGCAGAGGGGTTGCCGTTTGAGTTTGCAGTCTGTGTGGTGGCTAAAGGTGCGGTTGGTAGTGTGAAGTTGGCCGTGTAGACTGCAACGCCTTGTACCAAACGCAAATTACTAATGTATCCAGAAAAATAAGAAGATCCAGAACCATTTTGGGTAAAACCTATCCCGGCCCCTGTTGGCGTAAAAGTATCCGCCGCTATGGTTAAATTTGACCCTACTTGAACCCCATTTAAAAATAATTTTCCGACGTTTGAACTAGCAGAAAATGCAATATGCGCCCATTGGTTGTTTGTTAAAGTGCCACCAGTTACAGCATATTCTGCGCCTCCGGTTGAAACTCTAGTTGCAAATCCTAGTGTTGTCCCGGTCAAATATAGTGTTGCGTATCCATATGCCCCAACATTCGCTGCGTTGCATATATAAATATATTGAGTTCCGGACAAATTTTGTGGGTATATCCACGCCTCAATAGTGTAAGTGCTTCCTTGTAAATACATCCCATCTGTAGTGGATGTAAAGGCTCGGCTCAAATACTGACTTGACCCATTAAACAACGCAGCACCCGGACTCGCGGTTGGTGCGGTGAATCCACTAGGGTAGAAGTATGGGGTTACTTGTGGGGTGCCCGAAGGAGTAATAACCAAGGCGCTGTTGCTATTGTCAATAAATCTATTAGACTGACAAGTAAGCAAAAGAGTTTGGCTACCGGTGATGGCAGCAGATGGGTTGCCGTTTACGTCTGCTGATTGAGTTTTTGTGAGTGGCGTGGTTGATGGGATAAATGCTGTTGTGTAGACTGACGTGTTTGTAATGCGAGCATTGCTCATATACCCATTCAATCCAGTCGTTGAGTCAAGCCCCCCAATATACCCGATATTTATTGATGGCAAAGCAGTTGAATATGTGTTTGTTGCTATTGAAGCACCGTTTTTATATATGGTGTAATCATTTCCGTTTTTTACAAGAGCAACATGATACCAAGTACCAACGGACCACCCAGAATTGCTAGTCTCCCCAACAACTTTTACAAAACCGGTTACCCTAAAACTAATACCGGAAGACGAATCTTGTATTAACTGGTAATAATTTCCTCCGCTTACTGCAAGAAAATATTTAGATTCAGTTCCAAATGCGTTGAAATAAACCCAACATTCAAACGTAAAATTAGTTAACCCGGATAAATTAGGTCCGGTAAATGTTAACTTGTCTGTGCTTAAATTAAAATAATTCCCCCAGTACCCATCAGTCTGGTACGGAGAGACCCACCCAGTGCTTGGGTTTGCAGTTCGGGTGACCGTATTAGGGCTGGCGCTTGAGTCTGTTACCGTTGTATTCAAAGATGACGCTGGTCCAGTCTCCAGCAGTAGCGGGACATAGCCGAAAGATGCGTCGGTTGGGGTTGGGCCGGGGCCACCGCCAGTAGCTCTTCCTGATTTAGATGCAGCAAACATTAGTAGTTCTGTCCGATTGTTGCACCAAGCCAAGCAGAGGTGGTTGCATCAAAGAAAAACGAATAGATATCGCGCTTACCGGAGCCAGTGCTAATTGTTGGCGGCGTCCCGGAGGGCCACGTTACGTTCACAGGCCAAGTTACGGTTCTTGGTGAGGAGTCTTGAGTCAAAATCAAAATAAAACTTTTTCCAGCAGCGCCCGTCAGTATACTAAATATTACATTTTGAGAGAGCGTAAACCGCTGAACTGTGCCGTTAGCTATATCAATCGTTGCTGTTGCCCCTGTCGTAATAGTGTAGGACGTTTCAGTGTAATTAGTAACCGTTGGGTTAATGATTGATGCAGTAGTGCTTAGTACGGCACTCCCCGTCCCAGTGACCGTGATTTCTTCAACCACACCCGTGCCAGTGGGCGTAACCGTTCCGCCAGACGAATACGCCGTATAAGACGTAGTGTTGAGAGCCGTACCTTGGAACGTAACCGTAAACGTCGTAGACAGTGGCGTCGTATTAACAACGTAGGTATTCCCATTTAACTGGGTCATCCCCACCACACCAGTGATGGTGATTAACTGACCTACAACCAGATTATGCGCGCCAGTGGTTGTAAAAACACCGGGGTTGGCCTGAGTTACCCCAGACAAACTTGAGGTTGTCGCACCAATTCCTGATGTCCTTCCAAGCAACCTTGGAGAGTCAATCGCTAGAACGTGCTCTGAATTCCAATTAGACGGCTGGACTAGGGTTGCGTCTGGACCGTCCGCCTTTGCGCTAGAAAAAGCGTGTTTTAAGAACACTGCCATGATTACGCCAACCGAATAATTGCGGTACTAGCCGATGCCGCTGGAAACTGAATCGTGAACGTAGCAGCCGTGGATGACTTGTCTGAACCAAAATCAAGAACAGCAACCGCACGGTTAGCATTAGTGCTGTTATAAATCAAGGCCCCACGTGCAGTGATCGTCGCGGTAGTCCAGCTAGTATCTGCAAAGCTAAGGAAAGCCGTGGTGCCAGACGAGGTAGGAACCTGCGAAACGGTCAACGTATTACCGCCAGCGGTGTAACCAGTCCCAACTACTTCATTAGAAGTCGTGTAAACAGTCGTGGTTGCGTCAAGATTTGCTGACGAAGTGTACAGTGCAATTTTAAAAGTGTTGCCGCCAGCAGCGAAGTTTTGCAACCCACTAATAAGCTCCACCTTAAACGAGGTGCACATTGCCTGAGAAATAGCCATGAAAAACTCCTAATTAAATAACTTGTACGCGGGTCTGACCGCTGCGGTACGCATCCTGACGGTCTTTTCCATCACCCAACTGTTTAAGCAAGACCATAGCGTTGTCGTACATACCTTTGTAAACCGCGATCAAATCTTGCTCGCCCTTCATAAACCTAATAGCCTCAACCAACGCGCCGTTAAGCAGGGCCGAGTCAAAGTTGTCACCGAGCCACGTAGTACCAGCAGTCACAATTGACTCTGGGTAGTAGTAATAGTGCAATTCTACGTTATAAGCCACGTCTGGGGTAGGTCCCAGAATAAAAGTCAACTCTGTCGGCAGTGAGGATCGAGGGCCAAAAATAGCGTAGTGAGCGGGAGTGCCGTAATCGGTTGGGTTTGGATACGCTTCACGGATGAAGTTTACATCTTTATTTAGCAAAAACGTGTAAGCCCCATTCGTGGGGAAAATCGCCATTGAATAGACGGACAGAAAGTCGTCTGGTGCACCCAAATATTTGTTGTACTGCGCAGCCGTCCCGGTCACGTTCTTGCGCAGGTTGGGCAGTTGGACCGTGTTATAGATCTTCTGCTCAGCCTGTTGGATAAACATATTTACATCTCTTGTCAGGAAAGTATTTTCCGTGATGTCAGATATGTTCGTAACCAGATCGGCGTAGTTCATGCCATTGGGCCTCGGGCCATAAGACCTTTAGTCGCGGCGCCAGTCCCCCGGACTTTAATCCCAGAGGTCTTGAGTGGAGGGCACTCTTTGCTAGAGACGTCGCCAACACTGACGCACAGGTCATCAAGACTAGTCGCACGGGCTTTTTTACCGTAACCGCTGTTACTCAAGTCAACACCGGTTTTGCCTGACATATCATGCGGTGCAGCATACGTCGAAGCGGGACCCACTTCTTTGCCGCCCTTTTTCATGCTGAATTTAGCCATTACCGCCCCCGTGCGCCGCTGCGCTGGTTCATGGCGCGGGACATATTACGCCCCTGTTTCATACGGTCGTCCGTGGTTGGGCCACCGGCTTTCATCTTTTTAGCACCGGGGTGCATACGCTTCTCGTGACCACGAATCTCCGTGTCCGCGATAGCTTTAACTTCTTTCTTGTCCATTATGGACTCCTATATCGTCGTAACCGTTACTATACCAACTTGACCGGCGGCAACCAAATTATTTGGAGTTAGTTCAGCATCAAATCCTCTAGACCCCCCAACAGGATTCCACCCCCACTGAATAATCCTACTACCTTGCCCTAGCGAGCCGTCTGCTGAAGGGCCAGACTGATAATAACTAAGATCTTTACGCGGTTCTCTGAGTGCTTGCGGGTCATCTATCGGATACATACCGAGTTGCAACTGCGGCTGATCTGGCACCCAACACTGCGGACAAACCTTCAGATTTATCAGCTTTGTCTTAACTACTAACTTCTTTAGATCCTTTAGCTTGTAACGGAACCCGCACTGGTCGCATTCCGCAATAGCAATCTTGCCGGAGGCGAACCGATTACCCATTAGCTGCTACCGATAAAGTACTGCCGAGGTACGAACCGATCCGCCGCTTTTTCCCGATCTTCCGCCGCAGCTAAACTCCACTGATACTCATATTCGGTCTTCAGCATGTCAAGCCGCTGAGCGCCTTCGGGAATCTTCATAGCGATGTAATAGGCCAACCCTGCGGTAAGGCACGGTAAAAAACGGAAATTTACGTCAGCCGTGTTTACACCAGTCCCCACATTATCGATCCGGCACAACCGCCAGTAAACAAATGTGTAGTAGGGGCTTCCGCTTGGGCCCTGATCTGGAATAGGCCAGACGGTGATTGTTGGAACAGCTTGTTTACGGTCAATATAAACTTGTATTGGGCGCGCTTGACTAAGTTTGTTTGGGATAGTCGCGTACGTTGATACGCTAATACGAGTTATACTAAGATCTGCTTGAGTGGAGGCATTCCCTGACCCCGTGCGGATCACGTGCTCCAGCAGGTCTACCGTGTCCGCCGGTAAATTGTACGTTGCCGTGCCTTGGACCAAAGGGATTGAGCCGGACTCAATCGTCCACATGTTGATACCACGGTTGGCCCACTCAGCCATCATGATGTTGGCGCTACGCCGCGCTGTCCGAAGATCATAACCAGAACGCATTTCACGACCTGCACGTTCAAACGCTTCTTCAGCGAGTTCCGTGAAGTTCATGTCAAAGTTGGCGACCCCGGAAATTGCCATTATCTAAACCTAGCGGTTTTCTTTGCGATTGTTTTGGGCTGCGCTACAAACTGTTTTCCTGCCGCCTTACCCGCACGTTTGGCTTTAGTCGTTGCAGCGTATTCAGACGGACTCAAACTTTCAATCGCCTTCTCAGGTAAGTACCGTTCACCAGTCTTACTCGACGGCTTGCCGCTCTTGGTGCGCCACTTCTGGTCGCCCCAGTCTTTAAGAGACTGCTGTGGAGGCTTCAATCTCGGTACCCGCCGCCTGCGGCTTTATATTTTTTAGCAACAAGCTGGGCTTTACGGGCTGACCACTGTCCTGCGCCCGTGCCCTGAGTATCAGCAGCTTTCACCTGAGACACAATCCGCTTACGCAGACTGGGTTTTGTGTAATTACCGGCGGCATTTACCCCGCCACCTTCAGCATACAGGGCGACGTCATTTGGATCATCCTTGCGGGTAATCTTCTTTTTAGACGGCATTTTGGATGGGTCTATAGCACCCATTCCCCGGCTGGACATCATATCATCCGACCCTTGGTCTTACCTTTGGTGGCGCGACCATCAGCACGCTTAGAGACTGAGCCGCCGGATTTAACCCCCCCACCACGTTTATACGCTGGAGATCTATTTGCAAGATCCGGCATCATTTCAGCAAACTGTTGCTGTTGATTAAAAGCCCTAGCCGACTTTGGATTTGGGGTAGGTACGGGCTTAGGTATGGGCTTAGATGGCGGTGGGGGTGGGGTTTTAATTACGGGCTTAGGTGGGATTTTAATAGGTGGTGGTGCTGGGGTTGGTCGAGGTGGTCGAGGTGGGGTTATTGTTCCACCAATGGGAGTCCGTTGATTTACTGTGGGCGGTAGGGAGCCCTGACCACGCGGTGGGTTTGGTTTAGCGGGTGTCATATCATCCGACCCTTGGTCTTACCGCGCTGTGCGCAGCCATCGGCACGCCTAGAAGCGCCGCCAACAGAACCGCCTTTGGAGAACATACCGGGGTCACGGCGCATAGGTGCAGGGGTCGTAGGACCCTCATCCGGCATTGGTGGCTGACCCTTGTCAGCGGTGTAGACATCTGGCAACCCGCCCCGTGCGCGTTTCGCCATCAGCGCTTTCTTCATTAGAAGTGCGCGAGCAGCAGCTACTTTAGGATCAATCCGGGTCGTAGGACCCTCATCCGGCATTGGTGGCTGACCTTTATCAGCAGTATAAACGTCTGGCATTCGCATAATAATTCCTTAACAGGCGTAACCGCCCTTGTTCATCTTAACCATAGTGCCTTTGGTTTTGCCTTTCTTAGCAGCACCATCAACACCACCACCTTTCTTCATACCCATTTCAGCTTTCTCATGCTTGATCATAGCTGCCGGAGCACCCTTCTTTTTCATGAAGGCTACTTCTTTACCGACCATTTTCTTTGACTCAGCCATATCACCACCTTTACCAAATTTGCGGCCCTTATCAGCCGCTGAAAAGTCCTCGCCCACGGACTTGGGGACACCAACCTTTTTGGCAAAGGCGGGGCTGTGGGCTACAGCCTCCATGAAATTGTGCTGGGATTTTGAACGACTAGGCATGCTTCTCTACCAGTCGGTCGATTTTAGCTTCAAGCCGGTCAAGCCGGTCAAAGATGCGATTAACATCTGCGTCTAATTGTGACTTGGTTACATACTCTTTGGCGACTTCTTCGCGGGTCTTGTTAATCAGTACTTGAAGGCGTTTTATCTCGTCATACATGCTCTTGAGGAAGAACCCAACAACACTGACACCGACCGAAAGAATTGCGTTCCAGATCGTATGTTCCATCTTAGCAGTCCCACGCCCGAAGGCTTTTGTTAATCCGGCTGTTTGGGTCTTTGGCTGTTTTGGCTGAGGTAAGCTTCGACTTCATGCCGCTCATTCGCGCACAGAAGCTCTTCTTTCTCCCGGCGTCTTCGGTCGTTTTTGGTTTCGGGGCGGGGGGCTTTAAGTTCATCCCTTGTGATTTCGCGGACGCACGCCCCTTTGCGTTCAGACCCCCCTTGGGGTCCTTTCCTTCTGCTCTTTGCCATGCAGGAGATTTAGCCATAAAACACCGTACAGGCGGAAACATTTGAGAGTTCTACGTAAATGCCGCTTGGGAATAAAATTCCTTCGCCCGGAAGCAAAACGTAGATAGTGAAAGAATCGCTTGTGCCAACATCAAGTTCGCACAAAACTTCACCAGTTGACCCGCCATTACGCAATTTAACATACCCATCCGTACCATTACCCCGGTAGGACAGCGATTTAAACCGATTGCGGGCCAAGCCCGCAATGTTCCCACTTGCGATGAGATGCTGCGACTTTACATCAGTTTGCTGCATTGCAGCCCCCTACTTAGTTTTGGGTGCTGGTCGGGTACATCGCGCCATTAGAACCTTTGACGATATACAGACAAGTAATCGTTGCGGCTCCACCGCTGGCAGTGCCAGCACAGGCATAAATGACGTTAACGATCAGATCCGTAGAGCCAACGTTGAGCATCGTGCCGACTTGAGCGCCCGTGTAATTGGTCGTTGCGCGTCCAACAGCTAGAGGGGTCGTGGTTGCACCACCAACCGTAGCCAGCGAATTACCCGCAGCGGTCTGGATAGTGATGGTGTTACCCGTCGTACCGGCATAAGCGGTCGTGATGTCAACAACAAACTCAAGAATCTGCGCACCAGCAGGAATGCAAAACTCAAAAGTTGCGGTCGTGTCATTAACCGTTGTAGTAGCGGTTTGGGCAACAACAGTTGCGCCCATATTCTGGATAGTGCCAGAGGTCGTGCCGGTGGTGTACTTGTTTGTGCCAAGCAACCAAGGGCCGAGGTGAGTAGCGAAACCCATAATAAAGTCCTCAAATCAAAACTTGCTGTCTCTTGAGGAAAGTCTGCCTAGTCAGTCAGCAAGTCGGGTGGTCTAGGTATTCCACTTTATAACACATACTTTAAAAAAAGAAAAGGGGGCTTTTGGCCCCCTTCCCTTACACCGATCAGCTAGAACCGGGCGATCCGTACATACCGAGCGGATCAGACACACCGAACGAATAACGCTCGCGAGCCTTATACCGCACGTTGCCGGTATCAAAGTCACCGTCCATCGAAGTGGAAAGTGGCACACGCACAAAGTGCTTCAGACCGTTAGGAACGTCCGTGGTCAAGAACCATGCGTTCGTGTCGGTCAAGAAGTGGTTAACGGTGTAACCCTCGGGGATCGAACCGTTGTTCTTCAGCGCGTTGACATCGTTGTCGTTAGTACCAACACGGAGGCTGGTTTCCAACAGACGGGTCGCAACGAACATCAGAGCGGGCGGGATTACCAGCTTCTTCGGCTTAGCGGCGATCAGCAGACCACGCTCGTCCGTCCACCCAGCGATTTGAATCACTGCGTTTTCAAGAGCGGTTTCATTAAGATCGACAGCGGTCGAAGGAGAGTTGCTGTTGGTACCACCAGAGACCAGCGGGTGAGCCGTGCTAAACAGGGGCTGACCGTCGCCATACTTAAACGCCGAGTTAAACCCGTTGTTCAGGATGTTAGCGGCTTTAACCTGCTTGGTGTACGACATTGCACGAGCCAGAGCTTTGGTGTAACGGCTGGACAAACTGTCATACAGGTTGTCTTCCATTGCTTCTTCGGTAACCGAGAAGCCCATTGCAACAGTCTCGTGGTTGTAACGAGCGGTCCATGCTTCTTGTGCGTTGTCGTACGAGATTGCCTGACCTTCGTTCTTAACCGGCGCAGCACCAAAGCCCGAGAGCTTGGTCTCTTCTTCAAATGAACGCTCAGAGGTCTCGGTGTCGTAGATCTCTTTGTGTTCCTCGCCATAGCGAGCATACTCAAGACCGAACAGGGCGTTAAGGCCCGGAAGCAGTTCTTTGAGTAGTTGGGCGCGTGAAATAGCCATGATTTACTCCTTAGACGCCAGCGGCGATCAAATAGCTGTGGTAACCGAAGTTCCAGCCAACGATCACTTCTGGGAAACCGACGAACGAAACAGATGCGCCAGAAGTGGCGGTCACTGCCGAACTAACGGTAATAGTAGAAGTGCTGGTGACAACGCCGGTGACAACCAAGTTAGAGAGCGTTGGGAACGGTGCGGTGCTTGCGCCCGAGAACACGGTGCCACCAATCGTCACTGCCATACCGGGCTGGATACCGGCTGTAGAAGCAACGGTGAAAGTGGTTGCGTTTGCTGGGCTGCTCGACAGGGTGGTTGCAACCGTAACGGCTGTTTCCCGAACCAACTCAACAACGCGCAAACAAGGCGAAGTAGCCGAGCCAGTACCAACCGTCTGACGAATATTCCCGGCGACCGAGCTAGACACGGTGGGGTTACCGCCAGACACGCCCATTGCCGAGTTACCAGTCGTCGTGCTACCGGTGTTACCAGCGACAAGGAAGGCATCCGTTCCAACGAACGTAGGCGACATGTAGCCAACCGTTGTGCTGGTGTTAGCTTGCGTGTTAGCCGAGCCTTGAGCCTGAGCCAGAACGCACGCTTTGAACAGCGCGGTGGGGTTGTCCATAACATAAGCAATCATGCCGGGCTGGTTAGTACTAGCTGGGTAGTACTGCCCTTGCAAGTTACCAAAGACGGGAGGAGTACCGGGGTACTGCGCACCCAACATCACACCAATGATCTGACCTGCCGCCGCTGCGGTGGTGCTATTGGCGTTGTAAGGGGTGATGACCGCGTTACCATTAGACAGACCAATAACGTCGCCGTTAAACAGGTTTGTACCGTAGTTTTGCGCAATCGGAATCATCCGGGTAGACCCAGCGAACGGAATACCGCCCATCAGGTTGACCGGCACTAGCCCGTATGGGCCATTAATAACCGGATAAGCCATTTAAAGCTCCTAAAAAAAGTTAACTGCCTTTACCAAAACTCACCTCGGACCGCCGCTCTTTAAACAGGGGCATCTTCGGGTTGTTTTCGCGCATAAAGTGACTATCAATCGAATTCATCTGACCGTCAGTCTGCTTTTGGAAATACTCATCTCGCTGCGCAATAAACTCTGAAGGTGTCTTACAGAGCATCAACCCACCGATCACGATGTTGTCTTTGAAGCGGGCGTCCGCATCGCCGTAAACATGGACTTCTGGATGATCTGTTGCTCGCACCGGTTCCCAGCCTTCGCGCAACTTAGCAGAGATATTAGTCGGATCGTTTTGACCGAGAGTGGAAATACGAACCCACCGGTATGCCCAGCCGTCTTGCGGTTTGGGGTCAGGTAGCAGTGTAGGCGGTGCCCATTGCTTTGGTCGCTCCGCAGAGATGCGGGAAGCAAAATCACGGTCTTCACGGGTTTGGGTAGTCAATTTGTTCTCAGCCATTTTCACGTTCCTTTCTCATTTCCAATGCAACTTGCTTGGCGTATAAATCAAGCGGGATTCCTAGACGTTTAGCGAGCGATACCTGACTTTGCTTCAGTACGATCTTTTTAGGCGCTGTACTTCTGGTTGCCGGTGCCACTACATTAGAACGCTTGGGGTTGCTAGAAAATTTCTCCGGGAATTTCTCACGCATACGAGAATCAATGCGCTCGTAGTAGGCGTCAGATCGAGGATCAATCCCTTCCTCGTCAACAAGCTTCTCGTGCACTGCGAGAGCGAAGCCTGTCATTTCCCGGTCTTTGTTAAACCAACTATTGCGGTCTTTCCACCGCACAGCCTTTTCGTCAACCGGTACCTCCCTCGCAGGGGGTGGAGGCATGGGTGTATTTTGTACAGGAGTTCTTACTTCTTGTAAAGCTCTTTGTTTTGCAATCTCAATCCGATCAGCTTTTAGTTTTGCTGATGTAATAGCTTCCTGTGCATTTACCAATGCTTCCGAGTCACCGGCTTCATAGGCTTCTTTATACGCACGTTTGGCTTCAGCCATCTCCCGTGAGGCTACGGTGGAGGCTTGATCCAGAATAACCTTCTGGTTATTACCCACGTTACTTTTTAGCGACTCGTTCTCGGCGAGGATGCGTTGCGCGATTGACACAGCCTCTTGGAGTTCGCGTTCTGCGCGTTCTTTAGCTCGCCGCTCCTCGTGCCTAGCCTTGCTAAGATGTGCAATCCGATCACGCAACTTGACATCTTTATACTTAGAAAGCTCTTCCTCGGTCACATCGTCAGGCTGTTCAGCCATCGGTTTACGACCCCGGTCTTCTTCCGGCGTATCGTCAACAACCTCGACTTTTACGTCATCTTCATCGGATTCAATTTCAAATTCGACTTTATCGTCGCCTTTAGCGTTGACTTCCGCTTCATCTGGAAACTTGTAATCTTCCATATCGCCCCCTTAATTTACGCGACCAACACCGCGCGGATCTTCAACAACTGCCTCAATGGAGTCGTCGTTAATCAAACGGAATTCACGGCCATGAATTTTGAACCGTGTGCCCGTATTTGCACGGCACATAATAAAATCACCTTTCTTACACCAAGGACCTGTTGGGAAGCGGGTTTGATCCGCATACGCCATGTCGCCTAGCTCAACCACAAACAGTACATTAGACAGAAGCTGCTCGTGGTACACGGTTGTACCAGCCTTGATAATCCCGTTCTCGTACTCTTCTTCAATATCTGGCAGGGTTACAAGAATCTTGTAGCCTTTAGGTATTGGGAGTTGTCTAGCTTTTTCTTCCTCGCTCTTATTAAGCACAAGCGATAGGTCTACGGCGTCAGTCATCATGTTCCTTCATTCGTTCAAAAAGGTCTTCAAGGTCTTGTTGCGCTTGGAGTAGACCCTTAATAACTCCAACCGCTTCGCGGTACTCTGCAAAGTCTTTAGCGCCCCCGTTATTCAAAAAGTCCATCACGGACTCCCGCCTGCTCTGGTTGCGCTCTTTCAAGTATTTATATAGTCGCTCGTCCATTTATCCCCCCTGTGGCCGGTTAATCTGCGCTTGCACTTGTGCGGTGCGAATATGCGCATCAACCCCAATCCGGTCGCGTTCAAGCTGGAGCTTCTGCTCAGCAAGCTGGGCATCGGTCTGGTTCTTCTGCGCTTTAATCTGAACTTCCTGCTGCTTAATCTGCAACTCTTGCTGCTGCATCTGGATGAGGGGATCTTGTGCCACTTGTTGCGCCTGTTGTTGTGCTACCTGACCTTGGTGAATCTGAAGTAACTGCTGGCTGGCCTGAGCGACTAACCGCGACAACTGCACCTCCATATCTGGCGGCATGTCTGCATCGGGTTCAGGCATCGACACGCCCATCCGTTCCTCAATCTGCTTGCGGTACGAGAACCCAAGGTGCTCGGCTATATGGGCCTGAGCAGCCGCCATTAACATCTGCGCTTGTGGGTTCTGCCCCATCTGCTGGGCAATCATCGGGTCGCGTATGAACGCGCTGTGCGTCGCAATATGTGCGTCGTGATCTTGATAGATAAACGCTTTTACGGGTTTACCCTTAATGATCGCCATGTTCTCGCTGATCGGATCACGCGGCTTCTCATCATCTTCAACCGGAACCAACTTATCTGCGTTCTTAATACCCAGCACCTCAATCATCTGGCGGTGCAACTGCGGTAGGTTGTAGATTTGCGGTGCTTGTGCGGCAAGCTGTATAACAGCTTGATACTGCATGATGCGCTGCGCCATCGTGCTGCTGTTCGGATCACTGACCGGGATGACCTCCACCATGTCATAGTCGGACTGCTTGATCTGGCGGTCCTTGGTGAAGTCCGGCTCGTAGCTATACTCCGTAGGCGTATAGTCACGGATGATGTCGCGCAGGAGCTTAAACTCCTCCTTCATCGAGAAGTGCACCCGGGCTTGGACCGCAGACATTGTTTTGAGCGTGCGCTCTAGCAGAGCCAGCGTGGTCCCGACAGGTGCATTTGCGCTCATGTCAGATATATTCATATCTGATATCGCACCGAGTCTGCGACCTTCTTCTGTAATCTTGTCCAGCAGACCAGCCAGAACCTGACTTGGCTCCTTGTACGGCAGCGGCATCACGTTATCGCGCAATGCACCACTCGGGATATCTACGTCTCTAAACTCACCCGGAGCAATTGGTGTGTCGTCGCCCTTAACCCGCAAGCCCCTAGTCTTTAGGCCCCCGGGTAGGTTAGAGAGAGTGCCAGCATCGACAAGCTGACGAATAAGTGAAGTACCTGCGCGAGCATAGCCACCAATAATATGAATAAGCCCCATGCCGTACACCCCAAAACCCGGGATGTAGTTGTACTGCACGAAGTGCTGTCGCTTGAGTTTGCGTTCATCATCTGGGTTCCAATTTCTGCGGATAGCCAGAATCGTCTGAGTCCCGCGCTCATATGTAATCACGTACGGCAGGGCGATCTCATCCTCGTCCTCATACCCCGGCAGGTTGTAATCGATGTGCACCTCGCACACCTGATACCGGTCATCATCCGTGATTGAGTATCCCTGCTCGTCAGCTTTCTTTTTCTCAATATCAGTCGCAATGTTTACAGGCTCACCAAGCTCAACGTCACAGTAAAAACCCGCTACTTGGAGTTTCCTGATATCGTTTTTAGTTTTACGCATCATGTGCGTAACGCGCTCGGCGGTGTAGATGTTCGATGCGCCATATGGCATGACAACGTTTTCTGCTGCCTCATACATAGACACCTGACGCCCTAGCGCCGGGTCGTAATACACTTTCTTAAACGCGGCTCCTGCCAACCCCAAACTGAACAACATCCGTTCGTGCTCAGAGCGGTACTCGGACATACGCTCGGTAAGCTGATAGTTCATATCAGTCCTGACACGCTCCGCAGCTTCTTCTTTTAGCTTAGTCGATGCACCAATAATCTGGGTCTTAACAGGTCCCGCAGCGGGGAATGTCTCCATGATTGTCTCGGCCTGAAACCGGATAGCCGCTTCGGTCAGCACGGTAGAGAACACGCCGCAAGCGCCGTCCCACGGCTCGGTGCGCTGCTCGTACTTCAGCCCCAGCACTTCCAAACCCTTGACGTACGTATCGGCCCAGTCTTTGCGACTATTAATGTCTGCCGTTACTAACTCATCCAGATCGTCCGCGAGTGAAGCAAGTTCTGACTCGTCCATCTCATCAGCGAGATTGGCATTAAAGTCGTCGTTAACCGTAAGTTCTTCTTCCAGCACGATTGTCACATCACCTGACATATCAGGTTCTTCGTCAATCTGGATCTCAATCATGTCCATACCGTCGTCAAAATTCGTATCCATTTTTTACCTATAGCCTTTAGTAGTACGCAGAACTGCGGTGCGATCTGAACTGTCGCTCTTCATCAACTGCATCGGACGGCAACCGTATAAACCCGCCCTGTCTAAACCGCATTAGCGCCATAACGGTTGAATCAACCAAGTCATCGTGGCTGACAAACGGAAATCCTGCAATCTCTTCCACAACTTCTTCAGCCCAACGCGTCTCTGGCACCCAGACCAAACCTGACTGCACGATGTCAGCAACCGAGTTAAGTCGGGCCATCTTGTCACCCGTGCCCCGGTGCGGTGTATATTCCTGCACGATCATGCCCATGCGCCGCAGTTCCTGATATAACTGCGTACCGGCAGACTTTTTCTCTACAATAAACGCATCCGGCTCCCACTCCTTGTACTCGCGCAGGGCCAACGTCTTTAGTTCGGGGAACTCCACGCGTTTCTTAATAGCGTTGAGCAAGATAATGTGGTTCTCGTCTTTCTCGTCGTTATAGAACACACCCCAAACCGTTATAGCCGTGAAGTCGGCACGGTTGTGTGACTCCGCCGCAGCGTCCAAAGACATTATTAGATACTCACAAGACGGTGGCTTTTCACGTGTCCACGTGTTCCACCATTCTCTCTTTACGACCGCAGCTTCTTCTGCGGTCGGATTCTGCTGATACTGCGCGTTCCACTGAAACACCGGCATCGAAGCCTTAGTGCGCAGCAGCGCGGGCATGTCAAAGAACTCGGGCCATAGCGGCTTCTGAACTACGGTGCCGTCCTTCTCAATATCCAGAATAGCTGGAAACTCCACAACCTCGTACTTATCTGCACCCTCATTGTTCGCCATATCTTTTAGCAAACGTCCGGTCAGGTCATCTAAGTGCCAGCGAGTCTGCACAACCGCGATCCGCCCACCCGGCATCAACCGGGTCCGGGCACCGAACGTGAACCACTCGTATGCTTTGTCGAACACATCGAGATTACCGTTGATGATGTCCTGCTCATTATGCGGATCGTCAACTAACAATAGATCTGCGCCCCGGCCAGCAAGTGCGGAACCCACACCACAAGCAAAATACTCGCCACCTACGTTCGTATTCCACCGACCCGCCGACTTTGAGTCAGACGCGAGGTTCACGGTCGTAAAGATCTGCCGGTATAAGTCCGTGTCAATAATGTTTCGCACCTTCCTACCGAAGTCCACCGCCAGATCTGTGGTGTGTGACACCATAAGAACTTTCTTAGTGGGGTACTTTCCTATAAACCACGCCGGGAAGTAGATACTGACTAGTTGAGATTTGCCGTGCCGAGGGGGCATGTTGACGCAAATCCTGTCTTCTTTACCTTCGGCAATCTGCATCAGCAGGTTTGCCAGAATCCGGTGGTGTTTACCGACCTTATAGTCAGGTTGCATGTGTTTGCAGAACTCAATCAAGTCATCACTACATGCCTGAGCGTGGCGACGGCGCTCCAGAGTCTCTGCAATCTCAAAAACTTCCTGTTGCTCGTACTCATCAAGCTGATCGATGTTCTCTAATAGCAGTTCAATGTCTGCATCGGTCATATCATCGAGCGCAAGCGGGGTCATGCGCCTAATTCCGCGTCGACATCAATGTTTTGCAGGGGTGCGTCGGCTTGCATGTCGACAATTACGTCCGAAGCCTCTTCTTTTGCGACCTTTGAGCGCAATTTTTGCAGTTTTTCTCTAAGGCTGAGCTTCAGATCGTCTGTAGAGCGGTGCGTAACGACTACTTCTGAGCGTTCGGTGAACAAACCTACGTCAGACATCTTACCCAAAAGCTCTAAAGCACGAATTCGCACCCTTGCATCGGGGTTTTCTGTCTCTAGCAGCAGTTTGTTAGTGACTAAATGCCGGACTTGTACCGCATTTTTAACAACCGCACGGCCAAACTCGGTAAGAAGTTCGTTAACTTGGAATACCGCCGCAGGGGATATCGCTGAAAACTTCTGCGTGTCGAGACTTTTATTGGTCTTGACCTCATCTTCCGCAAACGAATCAATAAGAGTCGCAACCGTATCGGCATCGGATGGCGTTTCGTCAAATGCTTCGGGCGGTAAACCATTTACAGCTAAATGTTCAAGGGTTTTGCAAGCGGCAGCGGCGCGTTCGCGCAATTCTGCATAAGTAATTTTGTCCGGCGGCAATGGCACGCCTACGTCTGGTGTGCAAAACAGAGTCATATTGTGTGGTCGCAGATGCAAGAAGCACCGAAGGAACTCAAGATATCACATAAAAAATAAAAATTGCAAGGGGATGGTACCTAAAGACAAGGGGGGCCTTTCCTATATTGAGGGGGGTGGGGGTCAATGTAGCCGAAATTAAAAAATAGGACATTGTTTGTGGGGAATAGCAAGTAATAGACGCGATGGTACCTAACAGGCTAAGTGGGGGGGCGGGGTGCGGTGGGGTCGCCGGGTGCGGGAAATCGATCGTGCTCTGAGCTGTAACGATACTGCGGATCATAATCATTCTATTCTGTGTTACGTTTACCTGGTACGCGATAGGACACTTGGTCAGTTATAAACCTTTATAACCCGTTGCTTTGTTTTCACATTACTTGACACGATTTACCATTCAGGTATTATTGAGGTGTCGGGTTTGTAGGTGTCAGTCGATACCGGCCCGACGTGAGGTGAATGAGATGAATGCTATCGAAGCAATGGTGCAAACCCAGATCGCGACCAATCACACGGCTGTTGGCGCGTTGGCATTGCCGTCCGGGTTCAACGCAATCTGCGCAGATGCGCTGAAGAAAAGCAACGACGCTGACAAGGCTGTTGAGGGTGCTAAGGGTAAATGGGTTTCCTTGTCTGAGGTTCTGTACGACGCCGAATGGCGCGTCGCGTCGCTGGACGGGAAAACCCTTGTCGGAAAACAGAACCGGCAAACCTTGCGCGATGGGATGATTGCTAGTTGGCCGGTCGCAAAGGAACGCGCCAACTTGTTGGCCGACCCTAAGACACTGGACGACGCCGCTAAAGATCGCAACAAGGTCATCCGGCAAGGGTTCGGCGCGAAGTTTGCGTTGATCGAAAAGTACTTAGCAGAACTGGAAGCTGAAGCCAACGGTGAGGATGAAACCGAAACCGAAGCCAAGTCACCAGTCGACAAGCTTCGCAAGGCCATTGAGAGTGCGGTCAAATACGCTGGCAAGCTTGAGGGTTTGCATGACGCCGCCGGTAAGCCAGTCGACTTGGTTGTCATGACGAACGACCTAAAAGCAATACTTGGTCGTCTCCCTGTTTAATCGACAACAACCTATAGGACGGCCCCGGGAAACCGGGGCCGGATGCAACATGCAATCGAAAGTAATTAACGCGATGGGTGCATACGGACGCAAGGCTAAGTTAGCGGACTATGTTAATGGGCGCGATTTTAAATTGATCGACGGCCCCTATTTTTCAATCCGCGATGAAGATCGACTTCGCAAGGATGGGTACAGTGAAATCCGTTTTTACGCTAACCCAATGAATTGCGCATGGGACGACCGAGAGTTCGACGTCCAGCTATAAGCAACCCGCTCCGCTCAGCCCCGCAGATTTCGGTCTGCGGGGTTTTTTTTCGCCCGCGTTTCCCGATCGGGAATTGATAGTAGTTCCAGTGAGTGGCGTGGCGGGTCGACCAGCGGTGCGATTCGGGCCGGTTATAAGGCTTTATAACTGACAAATGATAGTAGTTTCCATGAGCGGCGGGGCGTCCCAACTGTTCAAGTGTTCGGTTGTTCTAATGTTCGGTCGTACGGTAAATCGAGTGTTCTTTTTCAACACAGAATTTTTTGCTTTTGGTGTGTTAAATGTTCGGTCATGTAGCCAAAAGCCAAGAACAAAAGGTACGATATCAAATGATTGCAGCGGGCGTTAGCACATTGCAGCGGGTATCAGAAAGTATCAAAATAGAAGTGTTAAATAAGAGTAAATAAGAGTAGAAAGTATCTAGAAGTATGTGTAGCCAATGTTCGGTCAAAAAAAGGGTGGATAGCCAGAAAAATCACTTTTCAACACACCAAAAGCAAAAGTTTCTATGATTTTTTGGTTCCTACAGCGATTTTAGCCTCCGAACATTGGCTACATTGGACACACTCCAGATTGCACGGTGCGTACACTACCCTTGCAGACCCCTAAATCACCTACATCGTTCCTACATCAAAAGTGCTTTGTCGAAAAGAACACTATGGAACGGTACTTTTGCGTACACAATGAACACTAGAACACTATCAATCCCGAACTATCGAACATCACCTACCCCGAACAGTAGAACACTACAAGCTTCCAAATACTTGACAAACACCCCTAAACCTGTCATACTATGTCTTCTGGTGGATGTTTATTGATTGTTCTATCAGACGGTTATAAAGCCTTATAACCGAGTCCCGGTTCCGGCCCTGCCGGTTCCTTTCAGGAGGTGCATTTATGCCACTCATCAAGCGTGACGACGGCTCGACCGTTGTCCAAAAAGATTGGGGTCCATCCCTAATCAGCATCGGGTATACCCGACCGTGCCAGTCCTCGTGCCGTGTCATCAGTTGGGACATGGAGCGGTTGCAGTCGTCCTTGTTGAAGAAATTCAAGCCTTCTTTTCGCGAGCGTCTGCTCACTGTCCTGCGCATCCAACGCTGCTACTACTAGTTATAAAGCCTTATAACTCGTTTCTTTTTTCTTTCTTTATCTGAGGTTCATCATGACTCTTGCCCCTATCGCTGCATCACTCACCCCTGCGCAGCAAGCATCGAACAACGTATTTCACCAGTCCCTCGTGATTGCCGAACTCAACATCTCGGTGTGGACCGGGCGCAAGCTCGACAAGCAAGCCACCCGTGAGGTGACCGTTGCAAATAACGCCGATGCCAACGCCGGTGCATTCCATAAGAAGCTGCTCGGTGACTGTGCCGAACTCATCGCAATTCAGAAGCACGCTGCCAACGTGCGTAACTGGCACTACGAGCAGACAAGCCTTTGGGGTGATCTCGGTCAGCGCACGCTGCCGACGTCCCGCTTCCCCATGTATTACGAGGGCATCACCGGTCACCATATCGAGTTCGACACACTCAAAGAAGCATTCCTGTCTGCATACTCGTGGGCGCAGACTGAAGCCCGTGCCAAGCTCGGCACGCTATATCGTGACTCCGACTATCCGTCGGTCGATACCTTGCGCAGTAAGTTCTCATTCGCCCACGCGCAGCAGCCGATGCCCGTTGCAGGGCACTGGCAACTTGATATGGTCAACGAGCACAATAGGATTCTTGCCGAGAGCTTCGCAAACACGTACAACTCACGTCTCGATGCAACCATGCGTGAGGTCTGGCAGCGCACGTACGACGCCATGTCCAAGATGAGCGAGCGGCTCGACTACGTGGGTGGTGACGCTAAGGATAAGAAAGTATTCCGTGACTCTCTCGTCTACAACCTGCGTGATCTCCTGACTCTGCTCGATGCGTTCAATGTCGAGAACGACCACCGTATGACGGCCATGCGTGATGGTCTGGAAGCTGCGCTTGACGGCGTGTCCCCCGATGCACTGCGTGAGGATGACCACCTGCGCCGTGACACTAAGGCTAAGGTCGACGCGATACTGTCTAACCTGTCTTGGTAATCTTTGTCTTTTGTTTCACGGTGATAAGTAAAACTTATCACCCTTGTTCTTTGTATTTGTTTCCTTGTTTCTTTTTATCTTTTGAGGTGTTCCATGTCTGCTTCCGCTACTAACTCTCTCTACGACCTGTCCATCACCGAGATGGCCGAGATGATCGAGTCCTGCCGTGACAACACCGTGCTGGTGCAAGGTCACATGGGTATCGGCAAGAGTTCAATTCTCAAACTGCTTGCCAAGCGTTACCCGACGCATACCGCGTGCTACTTCGACTGCACGACTAAGGACGTGGGCGATATCACCATACCTAAACTTCATACCGTGGAGTTCAACGACGACGGGACTACGTGCGTGCGTCACGTGCCTAACGAAGAATTGGGGCTGCACCTGTCCAAGCCGTTGATTCTGATGATCGATGAGTTTGGCAAAGCGAATGCCGCTGTCAAGAACGGGATGATGCGGCTCATGCTGGAGCGCAAGCTCGGTGTGCGTTACGAGATGACGCTCGACTCGATGTTGTTTGCGACGACTAACCTCGGGGCTGAGGGTGTTGGCGACCTGCTGATGCCGCACCATCGCAACCGCATCACGGTCATGCGCATGCGTAAACCTACTAACACGGAGTGGATCGCCGAGTACGCGTACAACGCGGGTATTCACCCTGCCATGATTGCGTGCGTCAACGACAAACCGGAATGGTTCCAGTCCTTTGAGGACGTGCAGAACCCTGCCGACAATCAGTACATCATGCACCCGGGCGACCGCTCGCGCGTATCGTTTGTTACTCCGCGCTCACTTGAAGCTGCGTCGCGCTGGCTGTACACGGGCAAGCCCCGCCGCATGCTGATGGCTGCACTCATCGGGTGTATCGGACCGAAAGCTGCTGGTGAACTTGTTACCTTCTATGACACCGCGCAGGATATGCCCACGCCCGATTCAATCAAGGTCGACCCGTTCACTGCCAAGATTCCGTCTACCGACGCGGCTACGTGCATGGTCGTGCATCGCACACTGGCTACGATCTCACGCGAGTGGGTCGATCAGTGGATGGACTACATGGGTCGGCTCGACATGGAAGCTCAGCTTCTATTTATGATGCAGGTCAAGCGCGAGGACTACAGCAAGCGCACGGTGGTGTTGAACAACGCTAAAGCCCGTGCGTGGTGTCTTGCCAATAACTTCGCATTCGGCGCAGACAAGTAATTTTTTATCCGCCGGTTATAACGCTTTATAACCGGCTCTATCTTTTGAGGTGTTCTATGTTGATGATCGCAAGACAAGCCGAACTCACCGCCGCTCAGCGTCTTACAAAAGCTGTCGGTGCAATCATTGGGTCTCCGCACTACACGCCGATCACCGGTCTGGTGCTCATGGCTAAACACACTGTCGTGCCGAACGGGACCGACGGCATCGATACAGCCGAGACTAACGGCGTCACGGCTAGGTACAGTGACAAGTTTATCGACAGCATCAGTGATTCCGACCTGCGGTTCCTCATCTGCCATGAGACGTGGCACATCCTGTATCTGCACCTGACTACTTACGCCGATCTGTGGAAGCTCGACGCCGAGTGTGCCAACGCCGCGTGTGATTACGTTATCAACATGCGGCTACTCGACCATGACAAGCGAACTCAGCCCGGGTTCATCACCATGCCAAAGGGTGGTCTGTACGACGAGCAGTACCGCAACAAGACCGTGCCGCAGGTATTCAAAGCTCTTTACAAGCAGAAGCAGGGTCAGGGGCAAGGTCAGGGTAATCCGCAACCCGGGGGTCAGGGTCAAGGTCAACCACAACCCGGGCAGGGTCCGGGCAAGCCGTTGGACAAACACGATTGGGCAGGTGCGGGTAAGCTGACCGACGAGCAGAAAAAGAACTTAGAGCGTGCTGTGCAGGAAGCCGCGCAACAAGGTGCGCTACTTGCAGGTAAGACCGGCACGGGCGGTAACCGTATGCTCGACGACGTGTTAGATAGCAAGATCGACTGGCGCGAGGTGTTGCGTGAGTTTATTACCACAACATGCACGGGCAGTGACTACTCGACGTGGGCACGACCAAACCGCAGGTATTGGGGTGCAGGTATATACCTGCCGTCTGGCATCAGCGAGAAGGTCGACGAGTTAGTTATTGCCGCCGATATGTCCGGTTCGACGATATCGATGTTGCCGCAGATCATGGGTGAGGTCGCGGGCATCTGCGAGTCGGTCAAGCCCGCCGCTGTACGTATCCTGTACTGGGATACTGAGGTATGCGGTGACGAGGTGTACGCCGACGACCAGATCCCGAACATCATTCACTCGACCAAGCCGGTCGGTGGCGGTGGCACACGGGTGTCGTGCGTGTCCAACTATATGACCGCGCAGGGCATCACACCACAAGCCGTTATCGTGCTGACTGACGGCTACCTCGGCAGCGACTGGGGTACGTGGACCGTGCCGGTTCTCTGGTGCATCATCGACAACGCGTCACGCACTGCGCCGAACGGGACCACTGTGCACGTGGAGATCTGAGTTATAAGGCTTTATAACCGAGGCTAAGGCACGCCGGATATCCGGCGGCCTGCGTGCCCCTTTTTTATTTGAGGTGTGAGATGACTATTAATTCGTTTGACCAAGCCGTCGCGCTATACACGCGCACTAGACCACTCAACGGTGGGCGCAACACTGCCAGTATGAACGTGCGTCCCGTGGGTCCGCGTAACCGATACATGGATCGGATCGCCCGGGTTGATGAGAACCGATATCTTCTTTTGGATGGGCTGATCCCGTCCGCTATCGTGTACCCGCCCGAAACAATGTCGTTCCGTAACGCACCGATCCTATGGCAACGCGACGGGGCGCACGAGCTTATCCGTATCCGTAACGCACCAGAAGGTATTAATCCTATAGCGCGTGAGAAGTTCCTGATCAACCTGCTACCCGCCGACATGCGGCTGACCAAGCGGAGCGGCGGTGACACGTTTATCGAGACTGACGGTAAAGAGTTCTACCTACCCCGACCCAAGGCGTACTTTGCCGCTGCCGATTACTTTGACCCGACGTGTCTCTGGTTTGAGCGCCCGCTTCTCACCGATAGTAGTTCCTCGTCGCGGGGCGGTGCGTGGCGACGTGCGGGCAAACCAGTAGAGATGCGCCTCACTGTGCTGGATAAAGATCTTGTAGCCAAGTACAAGCAAGCGATCAACGAGTTCTACGATTACATGTGCGTGGTGCTGCCCGTGCTTGGTGACGTGGACCCTCGTGCGTTTGATCGGCATGTGAATAACTTCGTCCCACGTCTATGGGGTAAATATCCTAACCCTACACATCATTACGTAGATCTGAGTAACCTTTCACATGATTTGACACAGAAAGTTAGATCTGTTATACTAGACACTCAACACTTAAATAGAGTTGATCTCGCGGTGATGTTTGCCCAAGCTCTGCACCTTTACAGGCGCGTAGCCACAAGCAACTTTTCTGATGACAACATCCTTCTGGATATCACGTACGAGACGATCCTTGTCCTACCCGAAACGGTTGCGCAAGCTCGCCACGTACGTGCTCTGTATCTCAAAACCATGTACAAGGCAGCAGACTTGTACGCACGTCGTACGTACTAATTTAGTTATAACGCTTTATAACCGAGGTGAAAAATGGCTCGCAGTGATTTTCCAAGATTCCCGCAACTTGTCACGCTCCACAAAGCGCACAGGTACATGAATGAGAAGTTCCCATGCAAAACCGAACATGGCTACTGGATAGACGGTTACCCCGTCACCGAACGGATCTACGTGTTCTGCACGGCCTATCGCCTGTCCTCACCACATGTTAAGTTTTTCGGTAGTGCCGACAACGCACGTGAAACTCTGTACGCACATGACGGGCAGCGTGACGAGAACGGGCGCATCCGGCTGGTAGGTCACGTGTTTACAGATATGTTCGTGTACACCGACTCAAGCGAGTACATCATGGCGCGGGTCATGTATGACAGCGAGAACGGGTTCGGTATCGAGGCGCACAAGATCGCTAACAAGCGGTTCGGCGACAGTAACTCTGGATATCGCAAGCTCTGGTCTGAAGATGTTAGGCGCGCAGTAAAGAACGCTAACAAGTTTGTTAGCCCGTGGAGCCTCACGGTCATTGCCGGTCGTTCGGCGGGTAACTTTGCCAGTCACTCTAAACGTCCGCTGAGTAACGCCGAGTTCAAGCTACATAAGATTGGCCGTCTCGACGGTATGACACTCGCGCAGGAGATTATTAACCTGAGTAAACAGGGTGTGCAGTTCCTCTCCGCTGAGGTGCAGGAGTTTGCGAACAACGCGCAGGAATATCTCGACGAGTACAACGCGCTCAAGCGGTACAAGGGTGACGCGGTGTTTGTGTCTATCCGCATCCTCAAGAACGGTGCACAGATAGCCGACATCGGGCACGCTAACGCGTACGACTTTAGACGTGATGACATGACGTTCAAGTCCGAGCCTGTTGAGAAGCTTGATCCCGACTTCGCGGGCAAGCTCGCCGCCCTGTCTATGGTCGAGGTGGGTAAGTACATCGAGAACATTGGATACCGTGTGACCGAGCAGTCATTCTGGATCGAGTGTCGGGATGTATGAAAATAAGTTATTGATTGCTCTGTTTTGCGACGGCTTAGTATGGGTTCACGCGTTTGATGAGACGCTTGCATTTATAACTATCAACCGGTATCATCCGGTTGAGGAGCTGTCGCAAAACGTCCAAGAGCGGATCGCGGCGCTTTCTATGCTCAACGACGGGGAGTCAATCCCCGGGGTTGGCAAGCGGTTAAAAGATAATTTTTTTGAGGTGATAGACGATGGCAATGACTCCGGAAGCGGCTGTAAAAGCCAAGGTACGCAAAATCCTTGATGGGTTAGGCGCGTACTACGTTATGCCCGTGACGAGCGGGTTTGGTAAGCAGGGTGCGCCAGATTTTCTGGTGTGTTTGCAGGGTAGGTTCGTGGGTATCGAGTGCAAGGCAGGGTCGAACAGGCCCACGGCATTGCAGGAAAAGAACTTAGAGCAGATTGAGAAAGCAGGAGGTGAAGCATTCGTAGTGAATGAAGATGGCATCGAGCCGTTGCGCGAGGTGTTGGATTCGATTGTGTTTAGTTATAAAGATTTATAACCAGAGGAACGACGATGACTACTAAACGTAAAAATAGGCCATACCGCAACTCCGTAGCCGAGCGAATCCGCAGGATGTTTGCACAAGGTATCGAGATTGATGAGATTGCCAAGCGTACCGGTTCGACCCGGGAGTATGTGATGACGGTTACATACAAGCTTAGGATGGCTGCTGAGCAAAAAGTGGACAGTGAAGCCGAGATTACCGAGGCATTGGCCGCGCTATGCCTTCCTGAATCCGAACCAGAGGTGACAGAAATGAGCAAGCCCAAGATCAATTATCACAAGGACCGTGTTAGCCGCACCAGCGAGCGTGTTACTGAGAATCTTATTTTGCTGCACACGCGGTTTAAGAACCCCGATAGCATGCACTCCACGTGGCGCTATGAGTATCGCAGTCCAGTTACGAACAGTAGGCGTAGTAAGTTCTTAGGGACGTTGCAGAACATGTCGCACACGCATGCGCGTAACCTCGCCGCTCGCTATAACAAGATTGTGATGAACGGCAAAGATCCGTTCCCGATTGGCGTACGTGCGGTCGGTTGGGTCAACGCGCGAAAGAACGCTGTCCCGCTGGCTGATGTCCCTGCGATAGTAGTTCCCCATCCAGCGGTGGAGCGCGACGAAGCGATTGAAGAAGTTTTTGCGAGTAAGGCTTTGGAGAAGGTTGAGGTTGCAGAGCCTATGTTTAGAAACGAGCAAGAGTATCGGGCGTATAAAGGTGATCGGCAGGTAATCAAGCCCGTGCCGCCTGAGATCTCTGAACCTGTTAAGGCGCGCGTCAAGCGTGTGGTCAAGCCCAAGCCTTTGCCCGAGCCGAACCCGACCGTATGGGGGCGGGTTAAAGCTAAGTTACGTGAGTGGCTTGCATGAAGTGCCCTCAATGCTTTGAAGCAATGAGAACCAAAGACACGCGGCAGTGGAAAGACCCCGCCAGAAATTTTGATTGGGTCGAGCGGCGCAGGGTATGTTCTTTGTGTAATTATCGTGTGATGACAATCGAGATGCCCAAAGAGGTTTGGGCTAAATATTCGGAGAATGTAAATGAACAAGAGTGAAGCGTGGCAGAAGTGGTGGACGGAAACGCATGGGCAGAACATGCCGATGGGTGGATATCATCCGATGGAAGGACACGTCTATGATGCGTTCACAGCAGGGTGGGATGCGGCAGACAAACAATCTCAAGTTGAGATTACGCACCTAAAAGAACAGTTGCTGAGATCAAATACAAACGATGGCGCATATAAAGCTGCCTACTTAGCCGGTCAGATGACGGCACGTGGAGGAAGCTGGAAATGAAGCCGGAAACACGGGAAAAGGTGGCTAAGTGGATGGTGGAACGCGGGTACGCCACGGGGCATGGCGACACGATTGAAGACCTGCTAAAAGAATTAGATTGGCAAGCTGCGGAGCGGGAACGGGAGGCGTGTCGCTTGATAGTGCTAGACAACAGCGATGCTGAGGGCATTTGTTGTACTGATGATGTGCTTGAAGCCTTCCGACAAAGGGGAGAGAAATGACTGACCGCGAACTGATGATTGACTGCCCCCGGTGCGGTCATTGCTGTCCACAACTTAATCAAGAGCCGGTGGCGCACGTTGAATACATCCCATGCTGTACAGACCAATCTTGCCCAAAATGTAAAACAGCCACCTCACCCGCAGCACAGCCAGAGCAAAACTGCGTAGGTTGGTTCGGCTATGACACTGGAGTTCGCGCTTGGTTTGAAACAAACAAAGGTGATGACGATTCTATCCCGCTGTACAAAGCCCCGCGCCAGTGGGTCGGGCTGACGAGGGAAGACATGGCAGAACTTCGTCAAGCCGGTTTACATAGCATTAGCGACTACGCATTTGAGGTTATTGCAAATTTCCTTAAGGAGAAAAACGGTGGATAAAGAAGACCTAATTTACAGGC